CAAGCATCCTCGCAGAGTTCAAAGAACTCGCTCACCCATCCAATGCGATGGGAGCCTAGTGGACTAATTTGGTCCACTCAAGACCTTCGGGCCATTGATCAACAAGGGCCCAACCTAGTACAAACCTACCATATAAACCACGACGCGGTTCAAAACCGTTAGTGGCGATGGCAAGATGTCCCGCCTGAGATAACGCATATAGGTGGCGACCTAGGGTCTCCTTTCGGAGGTCCCGTGTCGTACACTTTACGTGCCTAACCTCAATACCCTCTAACCCACTCGTGTTGTGCTTCCGTGGTTTTCTAGCCCCGCGTATTTCTAAACGGGAAACTATCAAACCTTGGTCGCCGAACTTGGGTGGCACCGTACATGTGCTCCAAGGCTTAGGAATTAAACCCTTTGCCCAAAGCCATACAGGTCTAAACCTCTCATCACAGCCCATTTCTGAGCTGTTCTTGAAAAGGTACAGACGCAATGCGTTACAAAACTGTAACGCATACGGTATAGAGTGTGTCCCATCCTCCTTTTTAAGGAAGAAAGGTCGTACAGGGATTCCTTGGAAGAAATCTCTGCCGCAGGATTCGAAGAAATTTCCTGCCAGGAAACTCTTCGATTCGTTAACTTTAAAGCCTAGGGACTCTAAAGCCTCGATTAAACATGAGGCTCCTTGGGCAGGCACAATGATGTCATCACCGTAAACGGCAATGTCATCAGATTGACCTGGATTACACACGTGGGCCAGGGCCGCAAAAATAAGCGACTCCAGTTCAAATGTGTAACCGTTTCCCATGGACGAGAACTTTTCGAGCGTTACATACTCACCTGCTATGAAAGTGGCAGGCGAGCGTGCAATCTCTAGAAGCTGCACCCAGTCGGGCGGAAGGAGACAAATGACCGTAGCATAAGCAACAGAATCTGAAGCTTTGCTAAGATCAATGGTCGCAAGACCATCTCTATACGCACGCCGCGCAAACTCTTGATTACGAGTTTGATCGGTTAAATCGACTCCAAGCCGACGAAGACGTTTCCGCAGTAGTGCGCCGATTCCCAGCTGAACGAAAATGTTCAGATGAGGCTCAACGCATATTCCGCGGTTAGTCAACGCCGTCTTGGGAACAGACGTGAACTTATTGCCTTCCACAATGGTCGGGCGGGTATGATCCCACCAGGCTTGGCCAAGAATGGCCTTATAGAAGGGGTAGAGTTCAGAGGTCAGATGCATTTCTGCATCATATTTATCTGATGTTACACTGCCAACACCAGTAACAGAGGTGGTAGCCCCGGGCCCAAAACGAAAATGGTCTTCAACATATCGAAGATCATCTATCGTCAAAGGTCCGAGGATGTTATGGATTAACGTACGTGCCTGTTCCACCTTAGGAGGTAAACCCCCCCGTGGTATCGCAAACAAACGTTCGTTTGTTTCCCTACACACTTCCTCCGAAGACCAAAAGGCCTTCAGAGCAACGTCGTGCTTATCGATGGCCAAAGGTAAGTTTGGCGACTTCTTCATGAGATTCGTTGCCAGGTAATCATCGGCGAAATGCTGATGGTCCTGGTAGTGCAACGGGTTACATGTTAAATTCGCCAAGCACTCATACTCCCCATGTTGTAACAAAAGGGAGACCATGAGAGACCTCGGACTGTCGATAATACTACACAGACGTTGTGTTGCTTCGATCTCAAAGTTAAACTTTGAGTCGCTGCTACAGACTCGATCTGTACACATAGCTTTTACCTCAACGGATTAACTATCCGGCCATAAGCCAGGTAGCGAATTCCCCATGTACCATGGCCACCACAAAAATGGTGACCAGGGTAGCATAGAGCGTGATGCAACAAAGAACGACTACCTTAAGGAAACGGTCCGTCTTTCGACGACCCGACAACCTTAACCATCCCGTATCTCTACGGTCTGGATCGGTAGGAGCTCCAGTCACGAAGGGTGGTATTTTACCCCACCCCAAGTGATTTGGAGGAACGATCCGGTTGCCAAATTGGAATTTGGCTACCATATTGGGTCGAGCTCTTTGATATAGTCGTTGATCAACGGGTCTGCGAAGGCATTCTTAATGAATGCTGCGAAGTCCCAGCGATCTGCGACGGCCATATCATCAGGTATGACCACATCCGCGTTGAAGCGAGCTGTGTATACAAGCCTTTCAGCTCCGTCCACCACAGAGACGGCCGTTTTCGGGTAAGCGAAGCTAATCTTTACACGATTAGTTCTACGATTACTCGTTGACGGGCTCAGGGAGAGCGAAAATGAAGGGCAAGCCGCGGGGGTATTGTGGTCCAGATCTATCAAAGTGGTAAGATCAGGGCCAACAAAGCCACGCGGTGTGAACGAGTGAGCAACAGGTGTTGCTGCGCCATCGTTTATTGTGAGTACTGATGCCGTAGGCATAGTAGTTCTCCTTACAAGGGTTTTGGCATAATTGCCTGAACGGACTCCCGGAATGGAAGCCGAACCAAAAGGCCGAAGGGCTCAACGCCCCCGGTGGATTAACGTTAACAGAGATAGGCCTTGCGCTACGTTGCGAAACGCAGTACTTGGCTCATACCCTGGGAACGGCGGAATGGGAATATCATTTATGACCACACTACGTTCATGAGATTTATACTTCATGACCGCTGGTTTTTCAACCGTGTACAACGGTTGGTCAGTCCCAGTTAAAGTGTGAATGTACTCCCGCTTTGTCGTAACAGTTCCGATTGCACTTTTCACTCCATTCATAGCGTCTAACGAGCCTAACCAATCACCGATTGGAAAGGCCCAGTCTACGACGAATGAGAAAGGGATTATCTCCCATGCCCATTCGATAGGATTACCTATCTCAATGCTCGACCAATTGTCGTCCATTGTAACGTAAACTATAGCTAGTTTGGAGATCTTCGCTTCCACTTTGTAGTTAGCGATGTTCGGCTTTTCGTCCGACTCGCGTTTCATAACTACATACCGCCTTATTATTGGCTTTTCAGCTTTTAATAGAGCGGCAACGCCTGCACCCAGATCATGACACAAGGGTTTTATCCCGAAGTCATAAAGAAGGTGCGCAGCTGCGATATTTTTGATCGTCCCCGCCTCTTTTAGGAGGTGGTTAAAATCGCCATGTCGTAGTGCTTTGTAAGCGTTGTGGAGAGTACTAGTAAGCTGCAGGAAAGTCCTGCCGACGTCCTTGTACTCAGCGATGCTCGAGGAAAGATTGACTTTGGTATCTGCGATTTTATTCCGCATATCCATTGACCAATCCACCTCGGGAAAGTTAACTAGGAAAGCCCCAGGAGGAACGACGTCTTGCCACATATCACGGGTAATGCTGAAAGTTTCTTTCAGATCATCACACCAATATGTGCCCATAGGTCGGTTCCTGGAAACTATCCTACCCACTTCGTATACGGTCTCCGTTTGTATCGGGAGATTCGTAGGCGAAAGCTCAGGCTGATAAGGCCTATAGCGGTGGTCGGAAAGGTTCCATCCTTTTAACGTTTGTGAGACCATATGCTCGGACTCCCAACTCCTGTTACAATCGCCCCACCCAGGACAACACGGACTAATAGTCTGTGTGAAGTCCACAAGGGTAGCGCGTTTGATAACATTCGAGCTGGCGTGTTCCATAGCATACAACCTCTTATTTGTCAAAGGATGAATAAGACCGGGCATTAATAGTCCCGGATCCTACACTAGCATTATACTCGCTAGAGTAGAGAGGCCCCCTCAC